ATTGGTCGTGTCGACCGTGGCCGATGAGGCCAGGCCGCTGACGTCGCCGGCGGCGGGCTGCGAGGAGTGCGGCACGCCCGAAGTCGAGATTGAATCAATGAATTGATGCGTGGTGGCCGCGAGTGATTGCACACCGCCAGAAGTCGTCGCGGTCGGATTCGGCAACCGCGCGGGAGGGATCGTGCCAGAACCTAGATTGCTCGCGTTGAGGCTTGTCAGGTTAACACCCGAGAGTGCGGGAAGTATGGCCGGGAAACGTGCGTCTGGAATTATACCCGTTATCAAATCGCTGGCACTGCCGCTCGTCGCGATCGCGGCCAGGCCGCTGACTCCTGTGATAGGAATCTGCGTGAAATGCAGATTGCCTGCCCCGTCCACCGAGATCTGTGCCGACATGGTAGGCGAACCCCAAAGGCCAACGTCGAAACTGGCGGTGGTGCCATAAAGGTGATTCGCTAGGGTGAACTGGTTTTTCGTCGGCGAAAGAAGCTGGTGTGTGATCGGGTCAACATAGACGACCTCCGCAAATCCCGGAGCAGCCAGGACGCAAACGAATGCGAAGATATAGAGAAGAAATGCCGAAGCGGCGCAGGCGCAGGCTAAGATGGGGAGGAAGAACTTTTTCATGTTAGAGGAAGCGCTGGAAATATTTGGCGTTGGTGACCGGATCGTAATTGAACGGCAGCACTACGCTCTCGCCGTCTCCGACCGCCACGCCGAATTGAACTACCCAGCCGTGCGGAACGCCCGAGACACGAAAGAAAAACAAGATGTTCTGGGTAATTGTGGTGAGATCGTAGCCATCGAGATTCGAGGCGCCGCCGCCGGTCACACCGGTGATCGAATTAAAAAAGCCGCAAGGAGCCCCGCCTGTGGGAGGCATCGTGAATTGATTGACGACGGTAGTTTGCCATTTGCCAGCGATGCTGCTCATAAGTGTTTACGGTAACGGGTTAGTGGTGGCGGGGACCCTGGGTTCCAGGATCACCTCATAGATGGTTTTCATGATCATCCCGATCGAGAAGGCGACGATCTCCAGGTGATAAACGCCGCCGGGCTGGAGGCAGGTTGTATTTAATTCGATGTAGGCGTTATTGCCCCAACGGATGAAGTAGTCGTTTTGCAGAAGGCCGACGGCGTCGCTGTCGGCCTTCGATAAATCATCTTTGATGGTGAGCTGGAGATTAAACCGCTTGATGTCCTGCACGGTCTGGCCGAAAGGATCTTTCGATATCGTTATGAGAAACGGTATCGTTTCACCCCAGAGAAAGCGCAAAACTGGCGGAACAATCTTCATCGATATCGCTTAGGTGACTGGGGCGTTTGTGGTGATCGTTACCGCACTGCCCTTGGTGGACATGAAGACGAGGCTCATCTTGGAGAAATCGCCGCCGCCCAATTTCGTCGGCCCCTTCACGATTACGGTGCAGGCGAATACATCCGTCAGATATTTGACTGTGTTGACCGCATCATCGGGATCCTTGGCGAAGAGTTGAACGGTGCCCTTCTTGACTCCGGTCAGGCCGCCCATGATTGTGAGCACCTGATCGACCTCTTCTAGATCGGCAAAGATAAAGTGTTCCTGCGCATCCTTGCCGACGATGCGATCGGCGCGAAGAACTCCATTCGCATCGGGAACCTTTCGCTCCACGATGTCTGTCTTAAAATCGCAGTCGACGAGTTTGCCGATGATATTGACGGCTGCGCCGCCGGTGGGAGTAAAGACGGCTTTGCTTTTGCCGATGTAAGCTGTCTTTGTGGGATCGAAGGATACTACTGGTTCTGCTGGTCCTGGCATAGTTGTGAGGAGTTGAGTGTTGTTACTTGGATGAAATTAGCTGACGGCGACCTTCATGTTACCGGCGGGTATGATAATGGTTTGCACGCAGCATTCCCGGCCCGGATTGTCCTTGGCCTTGGGATCGGCGACCGTGATGGGCACCGCTGTCATCGGAATGATGCCTCCGAATTCAAAACCCAGGCTCTGGCCGATGACGGCCTCGATCGTGCGATCGGCGAGCTCGATCACGCCGAGATTGTCGTTGCCACCGAAAACCGCTTCCTGGCCGCCTTTGGTGAAGGCCTTATCTGCGATCAGAAGATCCACTTCGATGTCTTTGGAAGATAGAACAGAAACCGTGGTGTGAGAAATATTGCTCAGCTTGTAGTGATAGGTATGCGGGACGATGAGGCAGATCCGCTTTTGGAGGATCACGAGGTCATGGATCGCCTCGGCCAAACTCCTGTTCTTGTGGAGTTCGACCACCTCAAAAAGCGGCGCGAGATTATTGGGATCGTCTGGATCCAGTCTGATGGCGGAGATAAAATCCTTCAACACTCCGAGGACGGTGACTGTGCGCAGATAGCTCATGAGTCACCTCCGTTAGGATCGATCTGGCGATCGCGCAGCCGCGTGAAGTGAAGCGCCATTGCTGACAGGGCGGTGTCTTTGATCTGATCATCCGTCGGCAGGACACTCGAATCGGGCGCTTGGTCCACGTGGCGAACGAGCCAGAACATAACCTGCTCTTCGAGAGGGACGCCTTGAGAAACTTTATAGTGTTTGACGCCATCCTTCCCTTTGCGGCCGCGATAAATAATCGTCTCGCTTGGCCTGCGCACCAGTGCCCATTGCAATGAACCGGTAGCTGGATTGAGAACCTTGCGCATCTCCAGGTCGGAAAACTCCGATGCTCGCTTACCGATGGCCTCGTCGCAGGCTGGAATCGTGAGAAACTTCCTACCGCCCGTCGGATCGATCGGGCCGCCATAGAGTCGCTGACGAAAGCCCGTTTGCGTGATGCTGACCTTGGCTCCTTGCGGGACGGCCGTGACTGTCACGCTCTTGGCCGCATTCGCGTAGAAATTGGTGCCGCCGCTGCGATGGCGCGAGCTATTCAAAGCGACGAGATGATCGCGAATCAAGTTCGCCGCCGCGCGGCCGCCGACGAGGACCAGGCCGTTAGAAGTGGCTGCATCGCGAATGCGGTCGAGGAGCGGCGTCGCCCCGTCCTGAATGTTGATCGATATGCCGCTCATCCGCCCTCTCCTCCGGTTGAGCTTGCGGCGTGATCGAATTCAAAGACGCCATCGGCATTAAAGCTGCCTAGACCGCTTTCTTCTAAAAGCTTCCGCAGATCGTCGCTGCGAATATCGGGTGAAGCCTGCAGTGAGTCATTCAGTCCCACATCCTCGGGCATGAGTTCGGTGTTGTCATCGATGAGGCCCAGCTCGATCGCTTCATCGCGGCCCACGTCGCGCACGTTCATGCCGCTGTTGAAAGCGTAGGGCGGATAAGGATTGCCCAGCCCGTCGTCGAAAATATCCGGATCGCCGAGCTTGTCCCAGATGGGATCGTTTTTAAGCGCGATCATGCGCTCACCGTAGAATTGCCCATCCACCTTCTGCCAGCGCGCCGCCCAGTCGCGCTCGGCGCTGACGCCGCCCTTGGGCTCGGAGAAGCGCACGAGCTCCTGCGCTGGGTATTCATCGAGCACGTCTTGCTGCTGGCCCTGCATCCACCAGCCATAGCCTCGGGCCGTATCGACATTGGTTTCAAGCTGCACATCGATGCGCGGCGTCGATGAGAGGTCTTGAATCCCGCCGGCCTTTTCTGGATCCGGCTGATAGCCGAGCTGCTCCAGCAAATCTTTGATCGCGGCGCGTTCCGTGGCCTGATCGCTTTGCCCGGTGAGGATCGCGTTCACGCCGTCGTCAATCTTCTGGAGCAATTCCGCCGTCGTTACCCTCGCGGAGAAGAGTGCGCGGCGTTTTATATCGGAGGAGAGCTGCTGGAGATCGGAAGTGCCCCCGGTCGTAAGGAGCGGAGATTTCACCTCGGCGGCCTGCAGGGCCTCCTTGAAGGGCATGGGAGCGGTGAAGTTCATGCGCTCGCCCCTTTCCTCTCCTGGCCAGGCTCGCGGCATTCGCTGGAAATGATGACCTCGCGATAGATGCGGCCCTGGCGCTTCTTGCCATTATTGCCGATGCCATTGGCCCGAGTGATGGCCTTGATCGCAAAGCCCTGCATCAACGCGCGGACCTGCTCGCAATCCTGGAAGGTGAAAAGCCATTTGGCTTTGAGCGAAGCCAAGCGATCGCAGAAACGTGTGAGCTCGTGCTCGCTCCAACCGGAATAGGCCGTGCCGCCGTCATCGAGGTAAGGCGGATCCAGAAAGAAAAAGGATTCAGCGGAATCGTAAGTGGCGAAGAAACGCTCCCAGCTCACATGTTCAATCGTGGCATGATCGAGCCGCCGATTGAGCGATCGCAAAGCGAGCTGACGCTGAGCGCGTGATCCAATCGGATGCGTCCTGGAAATGGCGAAGGTGCGTCCCAGGCCGCCAAAGGAAAGCTTGTTTCGGATAAACCAGCGCGCGGCTTGTTGAATCTCGGTAAGGCCGGGCTGCCTGCCGTAGTCCTCGAAATCCTGGCGAGAGTTCAGGACAAGATCCAATTCATCGAGCACGGCATCGAGGTGATATTTGCATTGCCTATAGAAACTCACGAGGTCGCCATTGATGTCGTTGAGCACTTCCACCTCGCTTGGGTTCTTGGAGAGCAGCATGGCCGCGCCGCCGCCGAACACCTCGCCATAGAGCGTGTGCTCCGGGATCATCGGAATGAGATGCTTGAGCATGCGCGACTTTCCTCCTGGCCAGGAGATCACCGGCCGGGGTTTGGGAAGAGGCGGCTGTGGGTCGTTGAACATCAGATTCCTCGGAGGGTTCTGCGGGTTGCCCGACGTCTCTCGGAATCAACGATGGTTGTGCCTTCGGAGCTTTTCACTTGCGGAGTGGTTTGCGGGTTGTCCGGCACTTCAATGGGCCATTTGCCATCGCGGATATCTTCGAGCCGCTTTTGGTATTGCTTCTCATCAGCCTGCTCATCGGTGGAGAGTGCGCGTTCCGCCGAGCGCTCCATGAGCCGAATCACTTTGCGAATCGCGAGATCGACTAATCCTTTCGGAATGGCGGTTGAATCCGCATCCAAGGGGCGGCCCGAGAAGCCGATGACCGAACGAATTTCATCGGTCGTAATCTGAACGAAGCGCTGCCAGGGATCCGTCTGACCCTGTTCGCGGGCGATGTCACGAAGCTTCTCGACGAGACCAGCCACGCTGGCGTCGTTGAGATTATCGAGTGTAACTGGAGTCCAATTAGACATTAGTTAGAGTCTTGAGAGAGCCCCGCTGGTTAGGCGGGGCTCGATAAGAATCCAGCTCAGTCCTTAGCTGACGGTGAACTGACGGATGCCGAGCGTGCTCGTCATAACGATGTTCGAGTAGTGCTCGACCGAGAGATCCACGAGTTTTGCGCTCACCTGCTGCATGTAGACGTTCAGATCCAGGCCGCCAGAGGGGCGCTGGAACTGATTGCCGCCACTCAGCACATTGGGCGGAGGCGAGACGAAGCGCTTGATGTTCGAGGGATCCTCGATGTCCTGGCCGGCCATCGCGGTAAACATGAGCACTAGGTTTCCGACGACCTGTGTCTTCGCCGTGGCAGAACTTTGATATCGCTCCTTAGAGACCGCGACCTCATCGACATTGAAGAGAGCGGCGAGCTGCTCCAGTGTCATGCTGGCGCTGGTCCACTTGGCGGCATTGGCATTGCCACGCAAGGCGAGCGATCGCTTGCTCCAAGAAGTGTGGCCATAACCGACCCGGTTGAATTGGAAGCCTTGGGAGTCTGCGGCCGTCACGGCCTCATTGATCACATCCTGGTCGGGATCCGCATTAACGTCCCATGTCTTCGCGGTGTTGGTCGCAGCGGCCGAGAGGAGAGCGAATGAGCGGCGAAGCTCATTGCGCAACAGTCGGCGGATCAACTTGGCCACAAAGCGATTTTCCCAGCCCGGCTGCTGGCCAGCGACATTGTCGAGGTCGATGCGCATGCAGAGGCCCTTGTTCAGGGTCTTGCCGGTTTGATCCTGGCCGGTGTATTCCACGCGCTTGAAATCCGCGCCGATCGCACGGAGATCATCCGTCTCGGAATAGAATTCCTCGGCGTTGCTCCATTTCTTCCATTCAAACAAACGTCCGGGGACGGGAACCCTCGGAGCGAAGAACTCAAGTGTTTTCTGGATATCGTTCGGATCCTTGTAGCCCACGGCGTAGGTTGTCAGGGGTTCCGAAAAATAGGTTTCCGAAAAGCGGGAATCATTGGCCAAGGAATAGATTTGGCCAGGGACAAGATCGCCGCCCATTTTTCCAATGGGCATGCGATCTTCATTCGCAAGCGAGATGACGGCGGGCAAGAGAGCGCGGGCCGCGCGGGCAAGTTTGTGACTCATGGTAATATTATTTCGAAGTTACGATCTGGGTGAGTGAGTGGTTGAAGAGGGGGTTAGAGATGCTTGATCAGCGCGGGTGTGGCCAACGCGGCGGACAGTGCGGCGACATCGGCCTGCAGCGCGTTGTAATTCGCCTTGAGGGCATTGGCCAAAGCCTCCGAGGTTGTAAGATCGGTGGCAGCCGTCGTCGCGTTTTGGACCGAGGTCAAAGCGGCGACAACCACGACCTTGATCGGCTTGATGGCGGTGAACTCCACCACTTCATTGGTGACGGTGCGATTGGCCGTTCCGATGAGCCAGTAGGTCCCCGCGAGAGTGGGTTCCGTTTGTGCCTGCCCTCCTGCGGCCGTATAGAGATCCGATCCGCCGTTAACGGTGCCGGTCACCGAAACTTTGTGCGTGCCGGGAGCGGCTCCCAAAAGATCCACGCTGCCAAGATCGCCTGCGGCAGGCGCGTCTGTGCAGACCCCAAGCGGTTCGTCGGCGGCGCCGCAAATCCCCATGTGGAAATCATCCGTCCCCTGCTTGGCGAGCAGGAAGCGTGTGGGCGTTCCACTGAGATTGAAGGCTGCATCTGCGGTATAGCTGATCTTCCCGGTTAGATGCTCGCCCTCGGCGATGTTGGCTAAACGAAAGATTTGCGGACGATTTTTACCGAAGCCCTTCGCCCAAGTGATGAGGAGCATCACGCAGAGCGCGGCGAGAACAATAGAAGTTAACAGGTGTATATTTGGTTGCATGGGAGTTGAGTCGAGAGTCGTTGGATTTCTGAAATGAGTTGTGGCCGAGTGGAGAAACTTACTTCTCGCTCTCGTCCTTTCTTGTTTTGGCCTTCGCTTTCGAAAGGGCCTCGTCGTGCGCGATCTGGCGCTCCACGACTTCGATGGCGTCGGCTACATGTAGACCGGCGGCGACTTTGGTTTTAACGAGCGGATGCTCGGCGGTGATTTTGGGCTCTGGCATATTGGTATGGATTGATTGCTTAGTTGCTGAGAAAATACCCTGCTTAAGAGGCCGCGACCGCTGGCTTTCCCATCGCTTCGAAAAGCGAGGCGTTCTTCGGATCACTTTGAACCGCCTGCCAGGCTGTGTCGTAATCTTCGCCTTTCTCGCTCATCCGCGCATTGACGAGCCCGAGCACTTGATCGCCCCTTGCCAGCCCGGTGCCTTTGCCTTTCCCGAGATCGGCGGTTTGAGATTGGGTTTTGAGCGTCTTCTGACGAGCGGCGAGCTTGGCGGCCTCGGCATCGAAATCTGCCGCATTGCACAAGCCGGTGATTAGCTCATCGCGTTCCGTCGCCGCTATGCGGCCTTCCTTGAAGGCGGCATTGGCCAGAGTCGTGGCGTGAGATTTCCGGAGAGCGGCCGCCGCCGATTTAGCCGAAGTGAGTTCCCCTTCGACCGCAAGCTTCGCATTGGCGAGTGATAGTTTTTCGGCTTCCAAAGTCGTCTTGGCATTAGCCAGGGTGAGTTTTTCCGCCTCAAGGGCGGCATTGGCGGTTGTGAGAACCGTCACTTTATTCGCCAGTTCGGCCTGGGTGCCCACGAGGGCGATCGCCTTATCATTGGCAGCCGCGATCGCTTCGATGGGCTCAGTTTCTTTTACGGCAAAGCCGAGAGCGGCTAGCAATTTAATGAGGAGTGCTTTTTCCATAGGATTTATATTTGAGTTTTGAGTCAGAGTTTCAGCCGAGTTCACGAGAGATACGCCGGTAAGATTGCCCTTCTGAACGAGGCCAATGGAGTGAAGGCGGAATGGCGCTCCGATCAGGATGTCAGGCGAGGTCTCGCCAATTTTCCTGACGTCCCAGTATGGGGAGAATTCGTTAAAGCCTGCCTTTACATCGCTGGCACCTTGTTCAGTCAGGACCGGTCGCAGTCGGAGCCCCCTGTCAGTGACCTCCATATCGGCAATCGTTCCGCGTGGAGTCTTGTCGGGATAAAAATTAGCGAAACGAGGCGCGTCGGGATGGCCCTTATAGATCGGCAAGCCCACAATAGCCCGCTTGATGCGCGCCCAGGCGCTTTTGAAGTTATCGACTATCTCATGGGCGTCCTCTTTTGTGAAGCGCTGGATGACGGCCCGGATCGGCTGAGAGCCGTTAGCGAGAGCCGCTTCGCGGGCTTTAGCCGCTTCCGCTTCGGTCTTCCGGCCATCCCTGCCCGAATGCCGGTAATCGCCGTAGGGAATCAATGCCCAGCCATCGGCATCGATGGCCAATTCATTCGTCAGGCCGATGATTTCAAACTCGGCGGGTTCGGCCGCATCAGCATTGGCGAGGCTAAAAATTTTCGAGGCCGAGGCTGAACCCTGCCTGCAGGACCGCTGCAAGGCCCGCTGCAATGCCTGCAATGCCATTTTGGGAGGGGGGGGTGGTATGATGAGACGGGCTAAACCAACGTCGGGCATTTGTGAGCGATTCATAGGTCAGGTGGTTTTGTGGGCTTTGGCGGCTTCGGCGCTGCCGGAAGCCAAGGCGGTTCCGATAATCTCCTCTAAAGCTTTCGAGGCGGCGCTATTGGCCATGACCCGGCGATAAAGGGCCGGAAGATCGGCCTTCAACTTGGCCTTGGCCATAGCCAGTTTGCCGGGATCAGTCATTTGATAGAGATTGCCCAGCCTTGAGAGAATAGGGGAAAGCGTCTCGTAGATCGCCTGGCCATATTTTTCTCTGGCATGAGCCATGAAAAGGATCGAACGGCCATCGGCAGAAGGATCCCCAGAATTGGCCAGGCTGGTCCGCTCGCTCTCGGGCACCACGGTATCTTTCTCGGGCAAAGTCTGCGCGATCGGTTTGAGCACTTCCTCGTTCTCACCGGGCGGCGGCACGCCGAGCTCGCTGCGGGCAAATTCCTGGCCGACGGCAACGGCATTGTTTACGAGGAACGTGAGCTTGTTGATTATATCCGTGTTGTTCTTCCGCTCTGGCACGGTGATCTGCACATAGGCCAAGGGAAGTTCATCTCCGAAAAGCTGCCGAATGACCGTCCGGCTTACGGCGGTGAGCGTTTCCGACATGTGTTCGGCGTCATCCTGCTCCAGTATGATCGATTCATCCTGTTGCATACTCGCTCCCCTGCCTTCCGAACCTTTGCCACTGCTGATCGTGGAAAGATCCGCGCCCCGGCAGATCGTGGCGATCGCACGGTCCATACGTTCAACCAATGGATGAAAGGGCAGTGTCGCAGATCCAGCTTTGGCCTCGATCAATTCGATCATGCCGTCTTGAGAGAGGACGGCGGCAAAGTCCTGGCCAAATTGCGCGACCGCTTCCTCCATCTGCTGCCAGGCGGGCGAATCCTTCGGCGCCGCTGTCTTGCCGATCACTCCCGGAGTCCCAAAGCGTTCGCTGTAAGAGACCCAGTCCTTAAGGGACATGATCTTGAACATATAAGCGATCGCTAGCGGCTCCATGATCCCTTCGCCGACGGTGACCAGCCATTCATCCGGAGCCATGTCCTCGCCCATGATCGTGCCGAAGTAGTTTTTTATGAACCGCAATTTGCCGGTCGTGCATTCAAAGAACCAAAGGGGCACGTAGTTGAAATGCGCGGTTAGACGAGGCTGACCGCTGATCGGATCGATCATCGGCTTCCAAACGATTTCATGCACCGCATAGCGGAAGCCGACAGCCTCCATCATCTGCTTCACCAGGAGTCGGAAGCCGCCGCGCTGATCCTGCTCAAGGATGTGGGTCGCGGTGCAATTCTGATAAAAATATTCGAGGGCCTCGCGATGCTGCTCGGCGCGATCCTTTTCGCTCTCATCGAGGCCTTCATTGACGAGTATATTGAAGCCGTGCCGGGCGATGGCTTTTTCGCGCTTCGGCAATGCCACGCAAATGACATCGTCGCGCCGCTTGATCGCCTCCATCATCAAAGAAAACTCGCGGAGGAATCCCTGATAAAAGGTATCGATAATCCGCGCCAGGTAATCGGGATTGAGCTGGCGGATGGGATTAAAGCGGGAGCGCTTTACCCATACGACCACTTGCGGAGCGATATGCGAACTGTCGAGCGCCGGGGCCTGCGCCGTGGGATCATTTTTCACCGGAGCGGTGATGGCCTCATTCATATCGGCATGGCCCTCCCAGCCGTAGCAAGGCGCATGTGTCCCCGAATATTGACCGGCGAATAATGAACGGGACCGCCGCCCGAACCCGCAGCCCGCCGTGCCAATGCAAGGGCCGTGCAGCGGTCGCTATGACCCTCTGCAGTCCGTGGGGCGGAATATGTATATTCCCCATTGCGGACGATCTGCCGCATCGCGTGAAGGTCTTCGCGCAAGGCCGTTGAAATCGGAATGCGCAGCTTGGTTGGCGCTTCGAAGGTCCGGCGCAGCCGGGGGAAAATCTCTCGCTTAAATCCGGTGGTGAAAGTGCAGAGCTCTATCTTGCCGAGGAGTTCATGGTCATCGGGTTTCCATTGTCCGAAGCTCTTGACGAGATAATCGCCCAGGCCAATGCCAGGGCCGGTATAATCGAAGCAAACCCGTTGCGCGCGAGCGATGCGCTTAGCGAGGATCTGTTCCTGCACTGGCGTCGGCATATTGCGCAGCAAGAGAATCTCACGCGTCCAGAGAATATCGCCTATTTTCTCCAGCGCGTAGCAGACTGTCGGATCATTGGTCCGGCCAAAATCTATCCCCAAATAAACCGGATTGGCTCCATGCGTTTCCCAAAAACTAGGATCACAGAATTCAAGCGCATCGGCGCTCTCCGCTAATGCGATGATCTCGTAGGGAAGCAGGACATTGCTGCCATCGAGGAATCGGCAGAGGAACTCTTGATCGAAGCCTTCGGGATCATCGAGCGCCTCACGGATTTGAGCTACGTCGACCGGCAGGCCCATCAGGACGGCGTGGTAGATGGTGACCAGATGCCGGGACCAGGCCATCTTGGCTGAGTCTTCTTTAGTCCAAATCTTGTGCATCGGACTCCCCTGGCCATTAGGAGTAGTGGCGATGCGCACTTTCTTTTCTCCACCGCGCAGCGGATTGGTAATGGACGGCAAGATCGCGCGCCAAGTCGCCGCCGGGTTCTCGAAGAAATCGAACTCGGTCAGCAGTATATTGGTGCTGCGGCCGCGAACGGTGTCGGGTTTTCCTGGCACTGCGCGAAGGCGGGATCCATTTGAGAATCTTATCTCCGCGCTTTTTAGCAGCGTCTCTGAACCGCTTCCCTCACGCTGCTCTTGGTAATCCTCGATATAGAGATCGAAGGCATTGGCCCAAATCTTTCCCTGCTCCAGAGAGTCAAGCGATTGCCGCTCGGATGGGGCGGCGACCATCCATTCGGTGCCAGCCCGCTCGTTGCAGTCCTCAACTGCTTCGCCTTCACCCGTAAAATCTTTGCCTGTCTGCCGCGCCTGCAGAGAAGCCTTGAATCTGCTGCGATCGTGGAAGTTCGCGAATTGATATTCGAGAAGCAGACTGCGCGGATCATCCTCGGGATAAGGATTTTTCCAGCCGCTGAGGTTTGTGCCGAGCGGATGGGTCTCAACCATCTTGGCGAGCTTTTCCAAATCCTCATTCCAAAGCACATTGGCGCGGGCCGCGCGCTGCGCTTGTTCGACTTGGACGCGGAGCCTTTCGAGTGCGTCTTTTTTGAGGTTCGCCATGTCTAGCCCATTCCGAAGAGGCTCTTTAAACGCTTCGCTTTTTCCTCTTCGGTCAGCTCGGCGTCCTTCACGATTCTCGTAGCCGTATCCGCCTGCGCCGCCTTCTGTTCCAAGATCGCAATCCGCCGCTCCTGCAGGGATTGATCTTTCTCCTTGAGCTGCAGCTTGCGGGAATCGTGCAGCATCTTCGCAAGCAAGGTCAGCTCGTCCAGATTCCCATCCTTGGAGACCGCTCTCTCGAAGGCTTTTTGCCGGATCAGCGAGATCGTAGCCTGATCGAACTGATCCGGACTCGCCTTCATCGATTCGGCTACCGTGTCCGCGATCTCCCGTGCCTGCGAATAACGCAGAGTGAAACACGAGGACGCATAAAATTGTGACAAGGCACCAGTAGAAGTCTTTATCGAAAAGTCCTGGTAAAGCCGCTCGCGCGCCTGATCGTAGGAAAGATTCTCCTCCGTCAGCCACCGGATAAGGGTGTCTCGCTGGTGAGGCGGGAGCGATTTGAGCTTCGCGTCGGAACGTGGTTTTTTTCCGCTCATACATGGTGCGAGAAATTAGCTGTCCGCCGCCCGAAGGCTCCGCCGCCTAACTCGGCGTGGCCGCAGGCTCCGACCGGGAAACGAGTAATCGGAATTGCAGCGGCGGACAGATGAAGGGATCCCAAGCCGATCCGCGAACGTAGAGCATTTGCCTCAAAGATATTTGGGCTCTCGGGCTGGTCGGTCTCTGGCTTGGGAAAAAGATTGGTCCTCGGGCGCTGCGCAGCTTGGCTATTTGGACGCGCCGATTTACCTGCGCTCACGGCGCTAGCATATCCTACCCGCCCGAGGACCACTATCGTCATGGGGGGAATATCGATGAGAGTGGTTTTATATCTGCGGGCGCATTCGCAGGCGACGAACAAACTGCCCACGAATAGAGACACCACGAGGAGCCCAAGGATGGCCCAGATGAAATAGACGGCTGGATGGCGCTGGGTTTTCATGGGATCAGCCTTGCTCATGTTTCCAGGCCCGCCCTTCGTCGGTGAGCTTCCATTTGGTTCCCGTCTCCGTTTGCAGGCCGAGGATCCGGCCATTTGAATCCATATAGCGAATCGAGTCGCCGATTTCGTGATTCGTGGGCGGAGGTAAAACTAGCATGCCGATCTCCTGTCGCAGCGTGGCATCGGGCAAGAGATATCCGGTGCAATTGTGGAGGACAGTCGCGCAGGCCCGATCGATCTTGTTTTCGCGGGGCGTTCTCATTTGCGTGCGATCTCCCCTTTCATTTGCCGCACTTCTCCTAGCAGCTCAGTGATGCGATTGTGTATGCCAGCTATGGACGTGGAGCGCCTGGTGTCCGCATGCGCGAATCCATCCTCAATCTTCTTGGACATTTTCTCGATACGCTCATCCATCTTTTTGTCCTCCGCATTCATATGCGCTTCCAATTTCTGGTGCTCTTCCTTGGAAACATATTGCTCGTGCAGAGGCGGCTCATGCCCGAAGGCCTTCATCGCCTGATTGTAGATCACCAGGAGCATCCCCAAAGAGCCGAGGAATCCGAATACTTCGGTCGGTGTAACCGGCAAAGTATCAGCGAGGATGAGGGCGAAGAACATTTTCTGGCGTCAGTTTTGGACTTTTACTTCCAATGGCATCGAGCTGCTGGTTGACGTGCTCGGAAACGGAGGGAGAGGCAGAGAGTTCGTTGCGATGGTCGCAGGCGGAGGAGGCGGCGGATCCTTCTTGGGGGCCAGGAGTTGTTCAGCGGCGGCCTTTACCTTGGCTTCCTCGGCGATGATCCAGATGGAGATCGGCTTGCGGAAAACATAAGCAAATATGGCCGTGACTATGATCGCGGTGATGAGTGCTGTGATGATGATTGGGAGCATGACGAGTTAGGTTGAGGTTGGACTGATGGCGGCACGGACAGATGCGGCTCGCATTCTGGCCTTGTGAAAGAAAAGCATGGCTTCGGCTGTGACGTCGTGGGCCGCGTCCGCGAGTGGCGCTAGTTGCGGGAAAATCGTCACGGCGACCGGCAATAGGACATGGAAAATGACGAAGAGCGCGGCGAGGCCAGCGATGCCATAGACGATAGTCCAATAGCGAAGAGCGACGGCGTGATCGTGCGTCTCGGCTATTTCTACGCGCTTCTCGGATTCTTTGACCCGCTGATCTGCGGCCGTGAGCTCGTCCGAATGCTTCGCGCTCAATTTATCCCGATCATCGAGACTCTTTTGCGCCTCCAGATGAAGCTGCGCATTATCGGAGCGCAGGCCATCGACAAGCTTTTGCAGGAATAATTCACGCTCGGAAGTTATCGCGCCATCCGCTTGCGCGGTCTTCGCCTCGGCGCGATCGAGAAAGGCATCGGCGAGTTTGCTTTCACGCGATGGCTGTGGATCCGATTTGATGGCGATATGGGCCGCATGCACGTCCTCCTGTGAGTCCTTGCGAAGCACCGTCGTCGCTTCATCGCGTTTATCCTGGGCTTGCTCCAGCTTCTGAACCGTGGGAGCAGAGGAAGCCACAGGCGTGGCGAACTTCTTAACGCCCCACCAGCCAAGCGCACCACCAACGATGATGATCCCGATGAGAACCAGATTGAGCGCGCCGCGAGAATTCTTCGTCATGGCGCTTTGACCTCCTGCGGTTTTGTGTCCTTGGATTCCTGCCGTTTGTTATGGGCCGCGTAACCCAAGACGACCATGTTCGCGGTCTGAATATAAAGCGGGACCGTGGGATCGATCGCGAAAGGCTTCTCCTTAAAAATAGCCAGATAGGTTACCGTCAAAAGCGGCACGAGAACCAGCGCGGGAACCGTGAGCATCACGAGCAGCCGGGTATGGCTCGGTTTCTTGCCGTCCGATAAGAAGCCTATCTTTGCGGGCTCGCTCATATAACCGCCTCCTTTTTCGAGGCAGAGGCGTAAATTTCCTCAATGGGCCGAAAGGGAACGCCATTGGAATCCACATCGCCACGAGCAGCCTTGGTGAATTCCTTCTCGGTCATTACGCCAATGATAGTCCCCTTCGGCGTGCCAAGATGGAGAGCGATGACCGTCCCTTCCCGGCAAACCGAGAAATTGGAAACATGATACCGGCCGAGGATGTCTGTCACGCGTGGCATAGGCAGGCCGCGCGCTTGACGCGAAAGTGAATGTGAGCTGTAGTCGTAGCAGGCATTGCGCTACGAGAATAACAGCTTCCCGATTACCTGGCTAATCCCCCATTGGCTCCGTTGCCTCCATTAGACAAAATTAGCTTTTTGTGGCCAAAAAAGAAAGCCGCCCCGGTTGAGAGGCGGCTCTTTGAAGCGAGCGGAGGAGCTATCTCAGTATATCCCTATAGCCCTTCATTGTCATCGGAGGCTCTTTGTAATCTTTCGGCTTCGTGAACTTAGCGATCTGCTCCAAAAGCTCCGTCTGCTTTTTTGATTCTTCAAGCATCTGCCCCATGCGCCAATAGATGAAGAAGTAAAGCAGGAAACAAACGAGTGCAAAGAGCAGCGAGATGGCGAGGCCTATCAACTCATCCATAAACGTTTCCGCTCAGCCGTTGATACTCCAGCGGGCGAGCTTTCCTTCGTAGAAATAGACGTAATTATATCGATCCAGGTCGTATGGTCGAAAGGTCCATGTTTCTATCGTGCCGCCGACGCCGCTGTCATAACTCTTGGTCATCGGTTTACCCCAGGATGCCTCCACCATTTCCCGCGTCATACCGACCGCCACGTCACCCTTCATAATGCTCTTCACCATTTGATCTGATAACTCTGGATGCTGATTCACGAACTTTTGCCGACGTTGCTTCTCTGAATCTAATTCGGCAGTCCATTGCTTATCAGCTTCCTCTTTAGTATGTTCTACGGTGGGCAAAAGCTGAACGTCGATATTTTGGTTCGCTATGAATTGGCTGCATGTCTGACGCCAAACGTCGTAACCAGGTTTTGAGACCTCCAGATAATAGGTAAGTATCGATGAGGTTGGATAAAAGGTAACCGCATCTGCGGCCTGCGATTGACGGATAACAGGCAAGAATTCGCCTTTATCGTGGTCATAGATAACGATCCGTTTAAAAGCATCTTTGGGTGTCGATTGGATATTGATAGAAACTGGCGCGAGCGGGACGGTCGCGCATGCCGAGAGCGAGAGCGCCAGAATAATGGCGGGAAACATTTTTAGAGCGATTGTGAGGATGGTCTTCATAAGCGAGATTTAGTTGAGCCGCGTCGCGGCAAGAGAGTTAGATTCGATTCGGGAGAGCGTAGATCGCGGGCGATCAATGCTTCGATAAAAGCTTTCAAGCTGAGGCCGGCCGCTGAGGCCAGCCGTGCTGCAAGCGAGCCCACCTGCCGACGGAGGTAGCAGCCCACCCGCTGGCGCGCGAATTTCTTGGAATCCGGCTCTCGCCGCAATCGGCTCGGTGCCTGGGCCTGATTCCATACAAGCGCCGCGACATAGCCGCTGACCGTGAGATTCAATTGCGCTGCGCGAAGCGGTGTCTTGACCGCGATCTGGGGCAGCAGTTTGAGCGAGGAGTCTCGCGCGGATGAACGCACCTCTGCAAGGAATCAGCAGGGGTCTTGCAGAACAATTGCCCTTAAGACCCGGTTTCCGGGTCCGATGTGGGCATCTATATGTTTTCGATCCTTTCATCAGTGCTTGGCTATTGCTCTTTTTGGGTTAAGAAACTCCGAACCAGGCCGATTATTACATGAAAATACGTAGTAAACTTGCTTTCACTTGCTGTGAGCCCTACGCGGAATCACCGCTGTGCTCGCCCGCGCGAAAATAATCCAATTTACGACAGTGCCAGAATCCAAGGACATGGAAGTCGAGCGTTTGCGAAAAGAACTCGCCGAAGCCGAGCGTGAGTTGGCGACACAAAAGGAAGTTATACGACTGATGGTGGATACGATGCCCCATGATATTTATGATATTTTCCGCTCGCGTTTCGAAGCTGCTCGCTTGCGCTCCTTATCATCAAAGATTTCCTGAAGCGAAGGTGGTATAGGGCCTGACAGTGGAGATTCGTTTGCTGTTTTGGAGTGGCCGTCATCTGTGAGACGTAGAAAAAGAGCCCGCAGCTCCACACGAATCCAGCCTAACCGACCTGGATCATTGCCGACAGTTTTTATAAGCCGCTCCATTTCTATTAATATGTCGGCGCGTAACAGCTCACAAATTTCAGAGCTAGAGCCTTTCACTTCACGAATATGAACTTCACGTGTTGACTGCTTGTTCTCAAAAAGAACACGGAACGACTCCAGATCGCGAATAACTCTCATCGAAGGTTCCTGAATACCTGCTTCGATCTTCGCGATGTAGTTCCGCGATATCAGTAGGCGCCTAGCCATTTCGTGCTGCGTTAAACCAAGCTGACCACGGACTAGCTTAAACCTGGCGGCTATTTTGTTCTCTTTATCCACTTTAATGATTGACTTGTGTTCTCTGTGTCAACAAACGTTGACAAAGTAAACCACCAATGCGAACCGGAGCACAAGCAAAATTTAGGCATCGCGTTAAAACTTGGCTGATCCTTCGGGATATGACCTTGACGGAATTCGCGAATAAAATTGGCCGACGAAGAGACACTGTTTCTACCGCAATCAATCGAGGCCGATTTCCAAGGGTACGCAAACAGATCGAGGAGGCGTTGCATCTATGAGCCTCAAACTTTCCGCTCACGCCTATCTATACTCTTTTTTGCTCCAGCAGATCGCCAATCAACCGACTGCGCAGGCGCTGCTTTTGTATCGAGCCCTTGCTGTAGAGACCGATGACAAACTACTTTCCGAAGCCTGCCACAAGCGTGCAGATGAGCTTGAGAGCTTAATTCATAATCATCGGCAGATGTCATTAGCGTTCAGGCGGAGAAACGAAAGAAATGCCACTTAGATCATGGCCGCGATCGCTCAACAGTTAGAATTCCCCTTCTCTAGCCTGGACTTCCCTGGCCAGTCGGTTCTCACGGTCCACCAGATCGCGGAAAAACTCGGCGTCACCGATCAGCACATTCTCGACCTTATCGAGGAGCACAAATTTCCCGCGCTCGATCTCAAGGGCAAATCCGCCAGCCGCCGCCTGCTGCGGATCCCGATCGAGATCTACCGCGATTTCATCATCGCCACCATGACCGGGCCTTATCGCCGGAAGTTCATGGCGGACCTGCCCCGCGCCACCCTGCGAGAGCTGAAACGCGAAATCGACTCCATTCTCTCCACTCCCGTTTACGCATGAAAGGCAACCTCTCCGACGATAAGAAAGTCGCACTCGCGCTGCTCGATGATAAGCAAATACGCACCACTGGTGCGAATTTGGACACCCTGCAAAGGGCCGCGATTACTCAGATTGCTCTAGTGCGGCGCATGGAGAGCGAATCCGCCTTGCGGGCTATCCTCGTCGGCATGGCTCTCATGCGGGTCAAGCATTCGCTGGCGCACGGCGAGTTTATGCCGTGGCTGAAAAAGAACTTGGATGCTACGGCGCATCGGCAGGCGAACTACTACATGCGTCTCGGGCTCGTCTTCCTGGAGAAGACGAAGGCTACCAAGCCCGAGGTGCTCGCACTGCCGGGTGATCAAGCTGAGCTCTCGCTCGATAACATCGAAGGACCGGCGAGGCGGCTCATGGAGAAAATGACGAAGTTCGTGGGCGACAAGTCTCTCAACGAGCTGCTCAGCGAGCACGCGATCAAGGACGGCAAAGCGCTGGGAGGCGCGCGCAAGGGAGGAAAAGAGGACAAGCGCAGCGAGGAGGAGAAGCTCGCCGAGGTGCGCGAATTCAAACTGGCGGAACTCAATGCGTGGCTCGCTAGCGGAGAACAGCTCCTCATCGCAGAGAACGTTTGCCAATTTCTGAGCGCGAAAGAGATCGAGCGGTTCCACGGCCAGCTTCTCGACCTCAAGACTAATTTCACAAAGGCCATTCAACCCCTGCTTAAGAAAGCAAAGTCATGAGCGAAACCGCCCTGCAGCTCGTTTCCACCGACGAGGCTCCTCTCGCCAATCCTCTCCGCTTTAGCATCCCCGTGGAAGACATGGGAGAATTTGCCCTCCTCCCCGAAGCGAGACGCTTCGAGGTTAACTTCACGCTGGCGCTCCTTTCCAAGGTCGCGAGCGTGAACAATTTCGTGGCCGCGACCAATGATCTCGCGGTCAAGTATCCGCATATCCGGGGAATGAGCGGTCCGAGCCTGCGCCGGAAATTCTACGCGTATCGCGACTCACAAGGCGACTGGCGTTGTTTGGTGAAGGGCTACAAGGCTCCGAAGAAACTGGCGGATGCTTTCGGGCCGTACATCAAGGGCTTGATCGAACAGAATGGGCGCTGCATTTCCGGGGCGCTGCGCCAACTGCACGATTGTTGGGAGAGAGGCGAAGAAGTGCCAGGCTACGGCACCTGGCGCGATTGGTTCATCGCTACGCATCCCACGCTGCCCTTGCCCAAAAAGTTCCCAGGACAATATCCGCAAGGCTGGAGCACCCGCAATCTTCGCCGCTATGCGCCGAGCCGCGCCGAACGCAGCTACATGACACGCGGCCTGACCGCCGCTCATGCGCATCTGCCGAAACTCAAGCGCGATACTTCCAATCTTCGGCCAATGGAGTGGATCGTGTTAGACGACTTCGAGCTCGATGTGATGAGCGCCTTCCTGGGCGATCCATCGCGCAACATAAAACCGCAGATCGCCTACGTGGCGGGCCTCATGGCGATGTGCGTGGGCACCCGCAAGCATCTAGCCTGGATGCTTGGGCCTCAAGTGGAGCGTGACGAGCGCCAGCCCGACGGCACGGTGAAGAAAGTGCGCTGCGGAGTCCGCGCGATCGACGTGCAGGGGTTGCTCTATAAGATTTTCTCGGAACATGGGCTGCCGGAATATCCGGTAACACTCATCGTCGAAAACGCGGCCGCTGCGATCAAACCCGAGCTGGAGCTGATGCTCTCCACCGTTTTCGAAGGCCGCATCCGGGTGCAGCGCACAAGTCTGATTCAACACAAGACGCTGCCTAACGGTTATCTCGAAAGAGGCGGCACGCCCTGGGAAAAAGGATGGGTCGAGAGCGACTTCAATTATCTCTGGGGCAGCCTGGCCGCTCTCCCTGGTTACAAGGGCAGCAATGAACGCCTCAATGCGCCAGGCGATCACGCCGAAAAACTTCGGCAGATGAAAATCCTATTCGGCCAGGGCTCCGGGAAATTGAACTTGCCACCGGAGATCCTTGAGCAGCTCCGGCTGCCATTCCCAAGTCTGGATATTCTGGAGAAGACTTTCGCGCAAGTGCTCGCGCGCAGCGAGCAGCGCACGAACCACAAGTTCAATGGGTTCGATGCTGTCACCGAGTTTCACTGGGCAAACCCGGCCTTGCCGCCGCCAGAGGGCATCGATCCCGCAGGGCCGAACGATTTCCGAGCGCTGGCGGTACTCGACCAAACGCAAATGCAAATGATGCGCCCTGTTGGCAGGAAGGAATCCTCGATCGAACGCTGGGAACGGCTCTCCGTGCAAAATGCCCGCAAGCCACTCTCGGCTGGGATTCTGGCACTCTTCCTCCTCACGCCAAAGGAAGTCGTGCTGCGCAACCACAGCGTAACCTTCACGCACAACAAGACCGGCTATACGTACATTGACGAAAAAGGCGATGTCTTGGCCGGGTTGGAGGAGGGCACCAAGCTGCTCGTCTATGTGGACCTGCAGCATCCTCGCACGGCCCTTGTAACGACTTTGCAAGGAGCGGTCCGGGGAACGCTGGCGATGCTCGGAGGAAGCGCACGCGGCGTCGATGTGATGGACTCCGAAGCGATGAAGGCCGCGCGGGCTCAGCGCGCCACGGTGGTCAATCGCGTGATTTCGGAAGTGCGGGCGCGGCCGCTGCATGTGGCCAAGAACGAACAGCTCGCCGCCGATCGCTCGCACAATGAGGCCCTCATCGAGCGCTATGAGGCCGAGACCGCGCAGCTCACCACCGCGCAGAAAATCGCTGCAGCGGTATCCGATGAGGCCGGCCGCGAAGCCGAAGAGCAGAGCACAGTGAAAGCATTGCGCAGCGCACGCAATGAATCGGAGCAACTCCTCTCGGGAGAATCCGCCAGCAAGGAAGCCGGATCCTCGGACGAACTCTCTAGCGACCAATTTCTTTAGTCCTAAACAAACGCGCTCCCGGCCGCTGAAACGACCGAGAGCGCTCACCACTAAGCTAACAAAACAAGGGAAACTCAATGGCTGCCAATGAAGAAACGCCATCCGATCAGGATGAGCAAGCAAATGAACGCAACGTCGAGGCGGGCGATACCGTGCGCGCCTCGTGGCCAGTATCGCTCGATACGCTGCGCAAGAACGTCAGCAACAGCTCTGCGGAAGCGCAGGAGCTGATCGTCTGGTGTTTTCTGTGGTGCATCGATGCCGCGCATCCTTACCGCGTGCAAGAATTCGCCGCGCGGGTCGGAGCAGACACGACCACCATCACCCGGATTATCCAGGGCAAGTACACGAACCCGAATTCTCAGGAGCGGATGCCGATCTCCGAAAAACTCACGCGGGCGATGGACGCTTTTAAGAAGCTTGAGATCGAGCGTTCGCAATCCAAGCGCTCGGTGTTCGTCCTCACGCCGACGGCCAAGCGGATCCAGAATGCCTGCGAACTCGCACGCGAGAGCCAGTCGCCTGTCTTTGTCGTAGGGCCTTCTCATATCGGAAAGACTTGGGCCTTAAAGAACCATACCGAGGACAATAACCACGGCCGCACGATCTATGTGCGCCTGCAGGCGGCTAGCGGCCTGGGAGGCATGGTGCGCGCGATCGCCGAGGCCTGCGGGATCTCCACCAAGCAGCCTACGGCAAGACTGGTCGAGCGGCTCAAGCACGCGCTCAAGCCGAACATGCTGCTCATCTTGGATGAGGTCCACCAGCTCATGTACACCTACCGCAAGGAAGCTTTCTTCGCCTGCTTGGAGGTCATCCGCGAGATTTACGATGCGGTAGGGTGCGGCCTGGTCCTCTGCGGCACGAAGCTGCTCCTCAATCACGTGCGCACGAATAAGGACGAGCTGGAACAGCTCATGCGGCGGGGCGTCCACAAGATCATTCTGCCCGACATGCCGACGAAGGGCGATGTGGAGGCGATCCTCCGCGAGATCGGCGAAATCGAATTCCCGGCGCGAGCGATGCAAGTGACGGTCAGCGTCGGCGGCCGCCCGATCGTCGAGCGTCCCTATGAAATTCTCCGTCAAGTCGGCAAGGACGAAGGACTCAAGGCAATCACCGAGCGCCTGCGTTACGGCCAAAAATTGGCCTCGAAGGCCAAGGCCAGCCTCTCATGGGAGCACTTCGTTCGCGCCCATCTGATCATCAAGCAGAACGCCATTCCTGAAAGCGATTGGGATTAACCGCCATGCACACCTTCGCTTTTTCAGGGAAAGAATGCGCCGTGCTTGCGGAAGAACTGGAGACACAGGCCGCAAAGGCTGATCGGAAAACCGCCGCCGAGCTGCTCACGGTTTCTTCACTTTGCCGCACGGCTTCAAAGATAACCATCATCACGGACCCGAATAAATCTAATCCGGTCGCGGCTATTGTTAAGTCGGTGGCCACAACCGGAAGTGTGCCTTCTATGGCCCTGGCCTGGAACCGTTGAGGACACTCCCATGAATCCTTCACGCAGCAATCTTCGCCGCTATCCGATGGATCTGAGTTATTGGGAATCGCACGACTGGCGATGGACGAAACTCATCCTGCGCTGGGCCGGTGTCGCGGCGGGCTTCACTATCGCCCTTTGGGCTTACCTCCTCCTCACATGAAATACGTTTTCTTAGCCAGAGAAGACGGCAAGGGCATCGAGCGCCTCCTCTGCTGCTGCGCTCCCGTGACTCATGGCGAAATGGCCGAGGCTCATGCCAAGGAGGGATACAAGCCTGTTAGCGCGGGCTTTTTCAAAGTTAAGCCGGATGGCTCTGTCGAAACCTTCGGCTCCAGCTCTTCTCTAAAAATCGGGCCTCGGCCCAATGATGCAAACCGCATCTATCACCTCACTCAAGCCACTATCACCCTAGGATCAATGTGAAAACTACTTCTGTCACTCCCGCCGAGCTCGACGTGCTCGCCTATAAATACTCCACAGATCGAATGGAGCTTTCCAAACGCGTTGCCACTTTCCAGGACCAGATTGCTGCCATCAACCGGCGTTTCCTTCCAGGTATAAAGGCCGCTGCATCGCGGGCTACAGATTCTCAGGCGCTCTTACGCGATGCAATTGAAGGTTCGCCTGATCTCTTCGTTAAACCGCGCACCATGACGCTCCACGGCATCAAGGTGGGCTATCAGAAGGGCAAAGGTAAGATCGAATTCGATGACCCTGAGCGCGTCGTCGAACTGATCGAGAAGTTGCTGCCCGATTTGGTCTCCGCGCTCATCGAAACGAAGCGCGTGCCGGTGAAAGATGCGCTCAAGAATTTGTCCGTCAAGGATCTGCGGCGCATCGGCTGCACAGTTGAAGAAACGGGCGATCAGATCGTGATTAAGGCGGCCGACAGCGAAGTCGACAAGCTTGTCGCAAGAATCCTCGTGGAGGGCGCGAGCGATCTGGAGGAACCTGGCCATGTTTAAATTACCCGAAGGATCGGGCTTCAAAGTTCCCATGCTTAGATTGCCTTATGCCTCGGCTCATCGCTCGCATCTTTGCCCCGTCGATCAAGTGCCCAAGGAAAAATCCTGGCATCTCGTTTGCCCGGCCTGTTGGCAAACTGTTCCGATCGCTGATCGCGAGGAGGTTTATCGCCTTTATAAGACTGAACGTGGCTCAGAACGGCATGTCCTCAAATGCCGGACCGTTGTGCGGCATTTGATGGAAGAGAGGAGGGCCATCCGATGAAGGCTTTTCTCTGGATAAGTTTCAGCATTTACGGCGTGAATATCTTCTCCGCCATCGTCGGTTTGCTGACGACAAACAGTCGAACGAAATGGCCCGTCATCGTCATAAATATCACACAGCTTGCTCTGTTTGAGCTGATGGCGATCTGGACCTGGAGGCTGCTATCGTGAGCGCCAGGATCTCAAAAGCTCTGGCCCATTTTAAGGACAGGCATCGGGCAATGCTTATTGCCGCCGACGATCTTGTCTCCGCTCTGGATGCGGAGGCCGCACTCTATGTTGATATACCTGACCGTCTTCCTGCCGATGTTCAGATCATATTCGATGAGGTCGCAGCGCACAATCGGATCGAGAGCCGCCTTCTGCTCTCTCGCAATATTTCCTGGCAGCTATCGATGATCAGACACACGGCGATCGCGCTCTGCTTAAGATTGGGGAAGGCGGATTCCAAAGAGATAGCCGCGTATTTCAACAAAGGAGTTCACTCGGTCTATCATTCCCGCCAGGCCTTTAACGACAGGTATCATACCGATCGCAGATTCCGAAATGACTTTGAGATTCTGGAGTCGAAGATCCTGGCAAAGCTCGATGCGCTAAGAAAGGTGCCCTCGTGACTCATATTTGGCGATGGAAATGCCGCCTGGGCGACCGCTATGGCCAATCCTGCCGCGTTCTTGCTCGGGGCAAGATGAACTCATGCCTCGTTGAGTTTTCTGATGGCTATAAGGTCGTTACGAGCCGCTGGGCAGTGCGAAAGCTAAAAGCATGAATATGGCCCTAATCAAAGCCAATATTGAGGGTCAAAATGCCTTCCGTGGCGGCCTGAACCATCGCGCAAATCCTCACGATGAGCATGCGGCATTTTTCGTCCATCTTGCCTGGTTCAATGGCTGGTTGATCGCAGCTGTTGAACAAGAGATTGGCGAAAAAATCCTGGTCACTGATCAACCCTATTTTGGAGAGCAGTTAACCTAATGAAAAAACAAAAACCGGTTCCCGCCCAATACCGTCAGGGCGATGTCCTAATCGAGCGACGAGGTTCAAAACCCGATGCTTTGAAACCAAAGGTCCGAGAAAATGGCCGGATCGTCCTGGCGCATGGCTCGGCCACCGGTCATGCCCATGCAATCGCTTCCAAGTGCGCGAGCCATTTCGATGGCGATAATGTAGGGATGACCCATCTCGAAGTGAAGGGTGGCAAGGCTGCCATTCAACACGAGGAGCATTCAACCATAACTCTTGCGCCGGGCCACTATGATGTGATCCGCCAACGTGAATTTTTTCCAGAGGAGGTGCGCCGTGTTACCGACTAAAGAATCCCCTTTGCCATCCATCGATGTGCTGATGGATCGTTTTAAAACGTCCTGCGATTTGCGTCAGCAAATCGACAGGGAAAAAATTTTTCGCTGTTTCACGGAGTGGCTTCCCAAGATCACGAAACAGAAACTATCGATCCGTTTCGTTGACTCGATCGAGCAAGCGAACATAGCCGCCAGAGCCGCCATAGACGCCAGAGCCGCCATAGCCGCCAGAGCCGCCATAGACGCCAGAGCCGCCATAGCCGCCAG